GAGGATATGATCAAGAGAAAACAGGAGCAAGCCGACGAGCAGAAGGCTATTCAAGTCAGTTACTACAACGAATGGCAAAATCTTGAATACGATAACCAAGAAAGAATCAAGGAGATTGAAAAAGCCTTTGCTACCGATCCAACAGAGCGTGACCGCCTTTTAGGGCTTCAACAGAAGGCTTATGAGGAGGATGTGGCCAATTGGATTAAGGCTCAGGATGAGCGGGTCAAGGCTGAGAATGAGGCTAATCAGCAGATACTTACAGATCGATATAAATTCTTGAACGATTCTGTGGCGATGTATGATCGGATTGCTGGGCTGTCATCAGGTGCAGATGAAATATTCGCACGAGCCACTATGTCATCAGAAGGTTACGGTCGATGGTCGCTGGCAAATGATCGATCAAACTCTCAAGCTGCCTTAAAGAAAGAGCGAGTAGGTGTTGAGCAAGACATCATGACTAGCAATCTTTATTCAACTGATGATGAGCGCTATGAGGCGCTTAAAGAGGCGCACCAGCAATATCGTGATGGTTTAGCTGCAATTGATGTTAAGTATTATCAAGGTTTAGAGGATCTGCAAAACCAAACACAAGCTGCATCCCTAGCAGGATATGGTGCAATGTTTGGAATGATGGGTTCAATGCTTGACGCATACGGAGCTAAAGAAAGTACAGCTTACAAAGTTGCATTCGCCATGCAAAAAGGGTTTGTTCTTTCTAGTGCGATATTAAATGCGAAAGGCGCAATCATGTCAGCGTGGAATGACCCATCCAATGTGACTATGTGGCAAAAGATAGCTGGTGCAGCAGCGGTTGCGGTGCAAACCAATGACTTAATGTCGGCTATCCAGGGCGTTACTCTTTCAGGTATGGCTCACGACGGTATCGACAATATCCCGAAAGAAGGCACGTGGCTTTTGGATGAGGGTGAACGTGTTGTTGATAGTCGGACCAATGCTGACTTGAAAGATTATTTGGCTAAAGGCGGTGGATCAGGTGGTGGGGATGTGAATATCACTGTTCACGTCACCGATTCGGGTGTTTCTACTCAATCTAACCAAAATGAGCAAAAGCAACTCGGTCAAATGATTGGTAATGCAGTACGCACAATCATTCGCCAAGAACAAAGACAAGGGGGATTGTTGGCGAAGTAGATTATTCCACCAATTTCAAGTACAAAAAGAACTCCTACTTTTAAGGAGTTTTATTTTGACTGAAAGAAATGGCTACTATGCCGAACAAAATGCAAAGGCTATGGCACATGCTATTAATGGCAATCCAGAAATAACAGAGCCAATCCGTGCTTATGAGTTTTTCTGTAAGTGCATTAATGAGGTGCCAAGCTATACGACCATGCCCGAAGGTGCGCTCTTGTTTCGCCTAAATGGTAGTGAGGTGCTTGTGCAAGATGATGAAAGAAGGCTCGATCCCTTGGTGGAGGTGATCGAGCGAATTGTCTTTGAGCTGTATTACTCAAAACAGAAGTAACTTAACTTTACCACAGAGACCTCGCTTAATGCGGGGTCTTTTATTTGGAGCTAATAATGAACGCTAGTGCAATACAGTACACCGATTCAAATTCAATGATTCATATTTCTAAGTCTTACAATCTTGTTTGTGAATATGATGGCAATAAACCAGATCAAATTGAAATCCCTGAACTAAATCTGGTTTTAAAAAAGGGTAACTGGCTTATTAAAGTTGAGGAAAACTTTCTTGTTTGCGAGGATGATGCGCGCTCTGCTTTATACGGAGATGTTCACCCTGTAGTTAATCCCGAAATGAGATTTAAAAAAGATCTCGGTCAAGCAATCAGTGACTCAATCAGGTCCGTGATTCGCCAGGAACAACAACGGGGAGGCCTATTATCTAAATGAGCAATCAAAAATTCACATGGTGCAATGACCTAGATGGAAACTCCCAGACATCAAGTTTTAAAGTCCTTCAGTCCAGTTTTGGCGATGGATATACACAGCGAGCGAGTGTTGGGATTAACAATCGGTCATCCACATGGGCATACAAAAAGACTGGCAAGAAGGCTTTGATACAAGAGATCAAGGCCTTTTTTGATGCACATAAGGGTGCTGACTCATTTTTATGGGATTCGCCTTTAGATGGTGAAGTCCGAGTGGTTGCAGGGGATTATATGCCAGTCAGTTTAGGTGGTGGCATGTGGTCCATCTCCACCACCTTCACCCAAGACTTTAAACCTTAACTTCAATCAATTTTATGCCCTCAATCGAGGGCTTTTTTGTGGGCGTAAATTATGACTATTCAGCAGATTAATATAGGAAGTTCGCCGAAGGGTGAGGGCGGTGATACATGGCGAGGGGGTTCTGAAAAGATTAATGCCAATTTTAAGGATTTAGATGAAAGAACCACTTTGGCGCAAAACACAGCTGACAGTAAAACTACTAATGAAACAGATGAGTTCTTATTAGGTCGTGAAAACCATACTGGTGTACAGCCAATTTCTTCGATAGCTGGCTTGCAAGATGTACTAGACAATACATCTAATGCTGTCGAAAATGTGAATGACGCAGTAATTGCTACCGATATTGTTGCAAAAGCAGCCATCCCAAACAGTCAAAAAGGCATAGCCAATGGTGTGGCTACGCTTGATTCTTCTGGGGTTATTCCAGCCAATCAATTACCAAGTTATGTCGATGATGTGCTGGAATTTGCAACATTTGCGGATTTCCCAACCATAGGTGAAACAGGCAAGATTTATATTGCTACAGGAACAGGCAAGACGTACCGATGGACAGGTACGGTTTATGTGGCGATTGGTGGAGCAGAAACAGCAGACACTGCTTTGCGCCTATTTACCGCTAGAACAATTGCGATTAGTGGTGATGCTACTGGTGCTGCTGTGCCATTTGATGGTTCGGCTAATATTAGTATTACTATTTCAGGAGTAGCAGCAACAAAATTTAAGACAGCACGTAAAATCAATGGTATAGAGTTTGATGGTTTAGAAGACATTACAGTTGTTGATAGTTCAGCTTTAGCCAAAGCCAGCAATCTAAGTGACCTAGAAAATAAAACCACAGCACGTACCAATTTAGATGTCTATAGTAAATCTGAGGTTACTACAGCAATTGCAAGCGCAACTCCAAACGCTACCGAAACAGTTGCGGGCAAGGCTAAGATTGCTACTACCGCAATCGCTCAAGTGGGGACAAATGACACTGATATTATTACCCCTAAAAAATTACGTGATGGCTTGAACGTTGGAGGTAACGCGCCTATTTTCCCTTTAAGGGCTTGGGTCTGTTTTAGAGCAACAGCATCGGGGGTTACTGTAAGGAGAGGTGGGAACGTACTATCTGTTGTCAGAGATGGTGTAGGCTTATACACCATAACATTTGCAGTTGATATGCCCCACTCTAATTATGCTGTTTTGGCGACAGGGGTTACTGTGGCTACCGGGTCTCCTGTAGCTAAAGTTGTATCATCCACGGCCGATGGTACTCCAACCCTAAAAACAACATCACAAGTTCAGGTTGGTTATGGTAGTTCACAGCTAGTCGAGGCTGGCGAGTATTATGTAGGAGTTGTGGCATGATTTTTGTTTATGAAGAGGGTGGTATTGTTAAGTTGGGGCACTCCATCCATGAAAACTATATAGATATTGAGAAGTCTATGCCGAGTGGCACTGAGTTTTTCATCAAGAAGGAGGTCGAATTACCCCGCCACCCTATAGAATCTTGGTACATAGAGGACGGTGAGATTAAGGTTGATCAACAAAAGTTGATTGAGTTTAATCGTCAAAACATGCCAACACTAACCCCAATTGAGTTTGACTTAAAACTTGTGCAGCACAACTTGTATGATGCAGTGCAAGATTTAATATCTAACAATCTAGAACTTAAGATTGCTTACAATCGAGCCACTTTCTTTAGTCGCACAAGCGAATTTATTGACCAAGCCCGGCAACTGCTGGACTTGACTGATGAGCAAGTAGATGAAATGTGGATGAGCTAGGAACCACAACAAACAAAAACTAACCCTGATCTTTAATCAGATCGGGGTTTTTATTACCAAAATTTAGGTGGATCATGGCTTTAAACAGTGACTTTCAAAAGCTTTATGTAGATGGCCTTATTACACTTTTTGAACTAGATGCACAAGCATTAGGTGCGGGCATTTTACGCTTCCATGGACACATCTCATTTAGTGAATGGCAAAAAATTTATACATCCATGGGAAGTGAAGATGGCTACATGGGGGATGAAGAACAATTTATTGGCGCTGAAATCCCTAAAGATGGAGAAGAACAAGTTTGGAAGCGAAATATCATCTGGCAGGGTCAGACTTTCGAGCCGATGGCTTTAGAGGTATCGGGCTTAGAAATGCGATCCGATGGCAAAGCTTCAGCGCCCACTTTAAGCATGGCAAACAATATTGGTGGTATTCAAAACGCAGTTTCTGCTTACTGCTTACAGTTTGGCGACTTTGCAGGCGCAAAGCTCAAGGTTATTACAACACTGGCTAAGTATCTTGATGCTGAAAACTTTAGTGCGGGCAACCCATTAGCATCAAATGAAGCTAAAGAGCAACTTTGGTATATCGAGCAAAAGACTTCCGAAAATGCCAATGCTGTGACGTTTGAGCTATCCAATCCAATCGATTTTGAAGGTTTAAAAATACCAGTTAGGCAGATTTCCAATTACTGCCACTGGTGCGCGATGGGTAATTACAGGGGAGAAGAATGTCAATTTACAGGTGCAGCAATGTTTACTGATAAAGACGAGCCAACGGATAACCCTGCACTAGATCGCTGTTCTGGCCGCCTATCTTCATGCCGTATTCGTAATAATGAAATCCGCTTTGGTGGCTTTCCAGCGTCGAGTTTAATGTGATGAAACTAACCGCAAAACTTAAAAAAGCAATCCAGGCGCATGCTGCTGAAGTTTATCCAGGGGAATGCTGCGGTGTGATTGTAGATAAAGAATACATTCCGTGTCGCAATATTTCAGACCATAAAGATCAATTTGAAATTCATCATGAAGATTTGGCGAAAGCTGAAGACTTAGGAGAAATCCAAGCCTATGTGCATTCACATCCAAATGCCAGTGCTCGAGCATCTGAGATTGATTTAATCCAGATTGAACTGCATGAAAAGCCTTGGGTGATTTATGCTTATCCAGATATTGAATTTCAAGTGTATGAGCCATGTGGGTATAAAGCGCCTTTAGTTGGTCGCAACTATATTCACGGCATACAGGATTGCTACTCAATCGTCCGTGATTTTTATGAGCGTGAGCTTGGTATCAAGCTAATTGACTTTGAACGTCAGGATTTGTGGTGGGAGTCTAAAGAGAATAAGTCACTGTATTTAGATGGCTTTGGTGAAGCGGGCTTTATTGAAGTCGATCAGCCGCAATATGGCGATGTGCTACTGTGTCGTGTCGGACGTACTGAGCATGTCAATCATGCAGTGATTTGGCTTGGAGATCAGACCGAATTGAAGTCCGAGCAAACAGAATCGTGTGTTGGCTCCTCAATCATTTTACATCACCCCTATGGCCGTAAATCTGTGCGTGAAATCTATGGTCCACAGTGGCAAGAACGAGTTGCAAAGGTAGTTCGATATGCTCAAAAAAATTAGACTCTATGGAGTTCTAGCCAAGAAGTTCGGTAAAGAATTCCACCTGGCTGTTGATAATACCCGTGAAGCCATGCGTGCTTTATGCGTGCAGGTGCCGGGCTTTGAGCATTTCATGCTGCATGCACACGAACAAGGTTTGGAGTTTGCTGTTTTTCAGGATAAGCAAAATATCTCTGAAACTGAACTCGACATGAGCACCAGCGCCAAAGTTATCAAGGTTGTACCGAAAGTGAAAGGGGCGGGTGGTGCAGTTCAAACTATTATCGGTGCTGTGCTGGTGGTTGTGGGGATTGTTGTGACTGGTATGTCCTTTGGTTCGGCGGGTGCGGTTGGTGCTGCATTAATTGGTGCTGGTGTGGGTATGATGGTAGGGGGTATCGCTCAAATGCTGATGCCCAAGATTGAAAACCAAGACCAGAATCAGGACGGAAACAAGGCCAACAAAGGCTTTGGTGGTGCGGTTACAACCATTGCACAAGGCAATCCGGTGCCATTGCTTTACGGGCAGCGTGAAGTTGGGGGCTTTATCGCAAGTGCTGGGCAATATCCAGAAGACTTGATGTAAATAACAGGAATACACAGGCGCAATGAGCGCCTTTTTTATTGTCCAAAGGATAAGTATGAACGCAGTAATTAAAGGCGCAAAAGCGGGTGAGAAAAAGGCAAGACAGCCAAAAATAGCACCAGATTCAGCACAATCCAAAACCTATATTAAAATTCTGTATGGCTTGTCTGAAGGTGAAGTTGAAGGTTTAGCCAATGGCTTGCAATCCGTTTATTTGGAAGACACACCATTACAGAATCCAGATGGCGGTTGGAACTTTGAAGACGTTCAAGCCGACTTCCGCCAAGGCACCAACGACCAGACTTATATTGAGGGCTTTCCAGATATCTCATCAGAATCTGCTGTCGGCGTAGAGTTGAAATCAGATGCGCCATGGGTTCGCGCTATCTCAAATACCGACCTTGATGCTTTGAATATTCGTTTTAAATGGGGGCCTTTACGCCAGCAAAATGCTAAAAATGGCGATGTGAACGGCTACACAATCAAATACGCGATTGATCTGCAGACTGATGGTGGCACCTGGACCGAGGTTTTAAATACTCAGATTTCAGACAAAACCTCAGCAAATTACGAGCGCTCACACCGGATCGACTTACCAAAAGCCGATACTGGCTGGACAGTCCGTGTGCGTCGCATTACACCCAATTCAACATCAGAATACATCAGCGACAAAATGTATGTTGAAGCAATCACCGAGGTTATTGATCTAAAGCTCAGTTACCCAAATACAGCCTTACTCGGTCTGCAATATGATGCTGAAACCTTTTCAAACGTGGCAAAAGTTGCAGTCGATTTAAAAGGTATTAAGGTTCAGGTTCCATCAAACTATGATCCGGTTGCGCGTACTTATGCGGGCATGTGGGATGGTGCATTTAAGCGCGCTTATACTAATAACCCGGCTTGGATTTATTACGATATCTGCACCGCAAAGCGCTATGCTCTGGGTGACCGATTAACTTCAGCAATGCTGGATAAGTGGTCTTTGTATCGCCTGGCACAATACTGTGACCAGATGGTGTCGGACGGGAAAGGCGGTCAGGAGCCGCGCTTTACTTGCAACGTGTATCTACAATCCACAGAAGACGCCTATACAATCTTAAGTAAACTGGCAGGCGTATTCCGTGCAATCAGTTATTGGGATGGCAACTCCATCGTGTGTGATGCCGATATTCCACAAGATACTTATTTCACTTACACCCGTGCTAACGTTATTGATGGCTTGTTTGAATACTCTGGCACACGTGCACGTGATCGACATACCGTTGCTAAGGTGGCTTGGGATAATCCTAAAAATCGTTATAAGACTGAATATGTCTATGTGCGTGATGAGCCGGCAATTGCAAAGCTAGGTGTGCGTATTGCTGAAATTGATGCATGGGGCTGCACCAGTGAAGGCCAGGCACAGCGCGCAGGTCTTTGGGCTTTGAAGTCTGAGCAGCTAGAAACCCGGACTGTATCTTTTAAAGTCGGCTTAGATGGTTATATTCCACAGCCGGGTAGAATCATTGAAATCTCGGATGAGCTATTTGCTGGTCGTGCCAATGGTGGGCGTATTTCTGCTGTGAGTGCTGACCGTAAAATTATCACTTTAGATCGTGATGATGTTGTATGCCGTGCAGGCGATCGACTTGTTGTAAATGGCGAGAATGGCAAGGCTCAAGGTCGAATCGTATCATCTGTAAATGGTCGCAATATCACGGTAACTACTGCATTTGATTCTGTTGCTGCGGAAAATGTTTGGGTGGTTGATGCTCAAGATTTAAAAACCATGAAGTTTAGAGTCATGAGTATTACTCAGGATGACAAACATCAGTTTTCAATCACTGCGCTACAGTATGAATCAGCTAAGTATGATGCAATTGATTTTGGTGCTTTCATTGATGAGCGTCCGATTTCAATCATCAATCCAACTGTCCAGGCACCCGTAGAGTCTGTATCAATCACGTCCGAAACCATGGTACAACAAGGCTTATCTGTTGAGACCATGATTATCACCTGGCCACAGGTACAAGGTGCGACAAAGTACCAGGTGGAATGGCGCAAGGATGATGGGGCATGGATTAAATTGCCAACCACCGGAAGTAATTCTGCTGAAGTGGCAGGCATTTATGCGGGTAATTACGAAGCGCGTGTGACAGCAATTTCAGCTTTTGATGTGTCGTCATTGCCAACATATTCAAATCTGACAGAGCTATCTGGCAAACAAGGGCTGCCACCATCTCTGGCTTTCTTGAATGCAGATGGCTTGTTATTTGGCATGAAGCTGACTTGGGGTTTCCCTGCAACTGGTGCGCTTGATACTGCTTACACTGAAATTCAGGTTTCGCCTGATGGTGTAGCTAATGTTGCACAGCTTGGCTTGTTCGCCTATCCAACCACAACGCATTCAATTCAGGGCATGCAGCCCAACTTAACCCAGAAATACCGTGGTCGTCTGATTGACCGGATTGGAAATATTGGGCCATGGTCAGAATGGGCGACTGGTACAACCTCTGCGGATGCGTCTGCTGTTTTGGATATTTTGTCAGGCAAGTTATCAGAATCGCAGTTGAGCCAAGGTTTGATAGAAAAGATTGAGAATCCCGACTTGGAAAGTAATCAGGCTTTTATTGATGTTCAGCAGAAAATAGAAGGTTTGGATGCTCAATACTATTTAAGGATTCAATCAGGGAAATATGTTTCAGGCTTTGGCTTAGGGGTTGAAGGCGGTCGTTCGGATTTTATTGTCCATTCCGATAGCTTTGCATTGGGTAATCCTGCGGGTGGAGATGAAGGGGTTAGCTATCCATTTAACTTCCGTACGACTGCTTACACAGATCCGGTTACAAGCACGGTATTCCCGGTAGGTGCATATCTAAAGTCGGCTTTTATAGATTATGCGTCTATAGATACGGCTCATATTAAGCAGTTGGCAGTGAAGTCTGCGCAGATTGATGATTTGGCGGTGACTACTGCGAAGATTGGCGATTTGCAAGTAGATACACTGAAGATTAAAGATAATGCTGTTACGGTTCCAGTTAGTGCCGAGTTTTTAAGCGAAATAGCAAAAACGCAGGCATTTTTCCCAGCCACATCCAATACAGCAACACTGATCACTGAGTGGGAAGAATATATCGGCAATGTGGCATCTATTACACTTAACAGAACAGGTGGCAAACTGCGTATTGATGGCGGTTTTAATATATCAGCTAATATGCTGTCCCTGCCGCCTACAGGGGATGGTGCACCAGATTTATCCAAGGTGCGCATGTATGTTTCTGTTTATATTAATGGGGCGCTAGCTGGCAGATATGATTATGTAAGAAATACCAATGTTCAGGCGGGAAGCGCATCAGGAGCCTATGATGCTGCGTTTGCTTACCCAATTACAATCCCACCCTTGATTGTTCCAGCGGGCACAGGCAATGCAACAGTGATCCTAAAGGTTGGCTTTGCTGGCATAAGCAACTCTCTTCGAGTGCAGTTGAGTAGTAATCTCGGTCATTCTGTTCGCATATCAAATAGAGTTTTGGCAGTAATGGAGATTAAAAAATGACAGCGATTGTAGAGAGAGCCACCGGGCGTCTTATTAAAACAATAAGCGCCCCTGACGATGTTGTGGAGATGAATACACCTGAAGGATGTCTTGCGGTTGAAGACCCTCCTGAGTCAAATATGTATTATCAAGATGGGTGGGTAGCAATGCCCACTCAGCCATCCCCACACCACACATTCGACTACACCACAAAACAATGGATTGACCCCCGCACACTCGACGAAATCAAAGCCCAGAAATGGGCCGAAATTAGATCTGGGCGCGACAGTCTTGAATTTGGCGGCTTTGAATTTGAGGGTAATATTTACGACTCAGATCAAGTATCACAAGGTCGGATTATGGGTGCAGTGATTGCCGGTGTGGATCAGGTATGGACTTTGGCTGACAATACAACAGTTGAGTTAAGTGCATCACAATTACAGCAACTCTATGCTGCATTACAAGCCCACATTGCAAGCATTCACGAAAGAGGACGTATTGCAAGACAGTTAATCTTTGATGCTGAAACAATAGAACAGGTTGAAGCAGTCCAGTTATAGCACCTTCGGGTGCTTTTTTATTACCAAAATTTAGGGGGGCGCAATGTCGAATGACTATTTGACTGATCCGCCTGCAGCCACGTCCGGGCAGTTGCTTGCCATATCAGAAAGTATTAGCCAACTACGCCAAGAGATGCGTCAGGAAATGCGAAAACTAGAAGATGTGCCGCAAAAAATCGACCGGATGAGTATGCAGTTTGATCAGCTTCAGGAAAAGCAACAAAACCTTGATCACAATGTGCAAAAGATCCAGAAGAACCTTGAAGATGATCTGGATAGAACAAAATCAAGTCTTCGAGATGAAATGAAGCAAATACGTGTGGATGCTGAGGTAAGACACAAGGAAACCGATATGCAGATCCGGGTGCTGCATGAAAGTAAAACCAAAATAGATAGTGTGACCAATCTGGTTCGTTGGGGTGGCATTGCAATCATAGGTGTCTTTGCTGCCGCCTGGAACAATCAAACTGCCAAAACTGACACGGTGAATGCACAAGCACTGGCGAATAGTCAAAAAATTCAGGTCCTTGAAAAACAATCTGATCAGACCCTTCGTACTTTAGAAGAAATCCGCAACAAACTTTATGAACGCAACTATATGAGTGATCAAAAATGAAATTAATAAATGAAAGTGTATGGAAATTTGACTCAGTAAAATATGGCGCCTATATGGCGCTTTTTTTATCCTGCTTACATTTGATCCTGCAGGAGGTTTATAACGCCAATGTATTGCCGGAACCATATCAAACAATTGCATCTTTAGGCTTGATGTTCCTGGCTGTACTCGTTGGCCGTAAAAAGGCTCAGCCAAATCTGCATCAACAAACTTTAGGCTTCGCAACAATTACAGCCGGCCATAGCAATACTGATCCTGGTGCTGTAAATGGCAAGGTGAAAGAAGCAGATCTGGTGGTCAATTTCCGCAACGCAGTGACTCATTATTTGCGTGAAGCTGGTGTACAGGTCAAAACCGATGGCACTGGCACCAAGAACGACCCATTATCTGCTGCGGTAAAATTAATTCAAGGCTCAAGTGTTGCGGTCGAATTCCATATGAATGCAGCATCGAAACAGGCCAATGGTGTTGAAACGATTGCACTACCCAGAGATAAGAAACTTGCACAGGACTTATCCAAAGCTGTAGCAGATGCACTAGGCAGTCGATTACGTGGTGATAATGGCTGGATTGATCAGAGTAAATCAGCGCGTGGCCGTCTTGCTTATGTGAATGCTGGCGGTTTGATTGTGGAACTTGGCTTTATTTCCAATGAAGATGAACTTGCTCGATTTAACGCAAGATATTGGATCGCAGCAAAAGCAGTGGCCAAAGTGTTGATCGACTATGAAAAAGGACTTAAATAATGACTACATTAACAATTGAACAAGTCGCTAAATCCACGCTTGAGGTCGCAGAATCCGGTGGCCCAATTCTAAATCAGATTGCAAAGTATATGGATGCAGCTGAAAAGCTGAAGAACAGCACATTATCTGGTGAAGAAAAACGAAACTGGGTAATTGAGTACGCTAAAAAAGAAATCAAAGAAGTCTTTAATAATCTTGATTACTGGCTGCCATTGGTCATCCGCTTTATCAATGCAGTTAAGACAGCATTCAATTTGCTCAAGAAAGCCATTTTTTGATCAGTAAAGCCCTCTAAGTAGAGGGCTAACTCCTCACTCCACTCAAAACCACACAATTACTTTTCAAATTTAAAGCCCACCCGGGTTCCCTCCTAAAAATCTTCCCATTCTTTATCGTGTGCTCTATGTAAAAGTAGGTCCATGTTTTCATTTTTATCCCCTAAGCCCATTTCTTAATCTTTTTGCAACCTCGGTAGCAGTTGGATTGTAGTAGGTATTCACCAGAATATTAATATCCGTATGTCCGGTAATCTTGGCTAGATCAGCGGGGTTCTGAATTATCTGGGCCATGCGAGTAGTGGCTTCATGTCGCAAATCATGGAATCGCAAATCTTGAATACCGCATTTATCCCGATACTGTCTAAATAAAGAAGACAATGAATCTGACTCAATGCTTAAAACGCGAGGACTATTCACACCTTTCATGTGTCGCAGTAACTCCTCAGCGCGCTCTGACAATGGAATATTTCTAGTCAGGCCGTTTTTAGTGTCTGGCAGATGCACATACATTTTATCAATGTGAACATTCTTCCAGGTCATTGCTGTGATTTCACCAAGCCGCATTGCAGTCTCAAGCGCAAACAGCATAGCCCATGCAACTTCCTGCCCTTTGGTTTTAACTGGTTCGCCTTCGACATAAGAACAGGCATTTAAAATAGCCTCAATCTCATGATCTGCTGCACGTCTGTTTCTCGGTGGCGGCAACTTCGGTCTGGATACAGTAGTCATGGGGGAGGTATGCAGCCAGCCCAATTCACGAATGCAACAATGCAGTACCGCGCTAAGCAATTCCATTTCCCTTGAAACAGTTGTAGCGGTTACATCCTTGAGTCTGGTATCGCGGTATTTCACAAAATCAAATGACTTAAGATCTGTCAGGTTTTTGGATACCAACTGAGGATTATCACGCATCAACTTTCTTAAGCGTAAAGTTTCCCAGCGCGCACCTTTCTTTTTAGGTGTGACATTCTTCAGGTAATACTCAATAGCTTCTTGATAGGTGTGTTTTGGCAATTCGCCTTTTGATGCCTTGGCCGCATCCTTGAGTTCAATGATTTTACGAGCTGCCCACTCTAATGCTTCTTTTTCTGTATCATGGGTAGAAGTGTGGCGCTTGTTCTGATAATTGACGCAAATACGCCAACTATCACCGCGTTGAATAGCCTTTGGTATTTTCATAATGTTGTGGTGCAGATTTGGTGCAAATCAAATGATTAGATGATGTATTAAATCACATTGTAATACATTCTAATACAACATTAATTTATTAAAAATCAAAGGTTAAAATAAAAATCCTTACAGAATAAGGGTTTCAGTTTAATGGCGATATGCTCTCTATCCCCACCAGATTTAAAAAAACAAGGTATTCAACCTTGTTTTTTTTTTGCCTGAAATTTGGCAGAGTAGATGAATGAGTCTTTATTAGACCAAGTGAGTGGAATCGAAACGATAAAGAAACCTTTGATTCTCTATAGTTAAGTGAACAAGCAGAGAAGACGAAAAATGATTGCAAGGGATCGATTGATAGAAAAAGAATAAAAATGATGCATTTCTCTGTATTAATTTGATGAAAAATAAAAAAATAGATTTAACTGCTTAATTTATAGCAGATTAGACTCTAATTGCTTGTAAAGTGGCTTGTCAAAGGGAAATGATCTCTATAATATACACAGCCATCGGGGACGTGGCGAAATTGGTAGACGCACTGGATTTAGGTTCCAGCGCCGCGAGGTGTGAGAGTTCGAGTCTCTCCGTCCCCACCAAATTTACTTATGAGAATGAGTAGAGATGGTCGAGTAGAGGATTGGTGTAATGGTAGCATGACGGTCTCCAAAACCGTTCGTCAAGGTTCGAATCCTTGATCCTCTGCCATTAAAGTTTGAGAAATCCAGCGATAAGTTGGTACCCGATGGGGACGTGGCGAAATTGGTAGACGCACTGGATTTAGGTTCCAGCGCCGCGAGGTGTGAGAGTTCGAGTCTCTCCGTCCCCACCACTCAAAAGAGACAAGGTTGATGCCTTGTTTTTTTTCGCCTGAAATTTTATAGCTATAAAAAAGCCCATCGAAATGGGCTAGCTTGGCGTTAACTTAAGATGTTTGAATTGATCTTTCGCGTTAAAAGTGACGCAAATTAAGCCTTCAAATGGTCTTCGAATTCTTCACCCAATTGCATTGCAAGGGTATTGCCAGAGAGATCACAGGTCACCAGACCGTATTCTTTTTTAAAACTAAATGTAAAACCACGGTTGTCTGCCAAGGTACGTACGGAATACCCCAATTTTTCAAGCCATAGACGGAATGCCAGAAGATTTTTTGCTTTCACCACTTTTTTCAC